TTACTTTCATTTGTCCGAATTCCAATATAGTTTTGATCTCCTCTAGTGTCTTTTTTCCATCCTTTTTACTAAAGTCAAATAGAAAAGAATCGTATGTAATCAAAATTAGCTTAGTCTTTGCTCCAGAGGTTTTAAGATAATTCTGTATCTGGTTTATCTTATAAATATTTTCCCTGGTCTCCATATTTTGCACCACGTAGTTAAATAGCTTGTACTTGGTCATTGAGTCGTCCATCTTGATTATTCTGCCTGTGGGAAGCTTATATGCTCTTTGCTTATTGTATTGCTTCCACATATCGTCTATATAAGAACCCATTTGGGCAAAAAAGTCTATATGTTTGTACTTTTTATCAACTCCTCCGTAAAGCTGTTTAAACGTAATTGTTTTAGACTCTTTATAGTCCTCTTCAGTAAGTTCTTTTTTATTGAAGTAACTTTTACCAAGATATTCGTGGAAAGACTCTTTTGGACATTCGAAATTAATCAGTCTGGCTATTAGTCTTAAGTGATAAGCATCGAAGTCAAATTCAACTAAAAAATCGTTACTAGGTAAGAAACAGCTTCTAAAGTCGTTCTCTTTTGGAATCGCCAAGAAATTAATGCCGTTAAAAGAATTTGTTGGTCTTCCTGTTAAATTGTATAGATTGTAGCAAGAGTACATCTTGTCCGCTTTAATAGAGTAGCTCTGATCGTGAATCTGGTACTTATCCAGCAAACAGTTTACATCTACCTTTATTGGATTCTCCTCGACAGACTTGTACGCGTTTATGAAGTCCTCTTGCGTTTGTATATCGGTTTCTAGATCGAAGTAGCCTTTAACGTAATCGTACAAGCACTGACATCTCTCGTAGTGCTTTGCTATGGGAAGGATCTCATTTGTAATGGGAAGGTGCCCATAACGAGAGTAAAAGTCGTGGTGTAAATTAGTATCGCAATCGAACTGGTTAAATTCGTTGGTCTGATCAAGATTAACGAAGTGTAGGTCTATGGCGTTAGGCAAATCTAAGAAGTAAGAGTGAAACTTCTTGTCTAATAAGTATACTTTCTTGTGAGACTTAAGAAACGAGTGAACAGTTTCAAAATCTAGACTGAATGCTTCTGAATGTTTGAATGGGAATATATATCCTTTTTCACCATCGTTATAGTAGAGTAAACTTGCGTACGTTAGTTTAGGGTGAAATCTATCATTGCCAGTAACGAGCTGTACGAAGCACTCGTCTTTAACACTCAGCTTTTTAAACTGATCTATATTTTCTACAATGAAATACATAACCTTTAATTTGAATCAAATATAACGAATACATTTTATAGTATTCAATTAATCTACGAAGTGGGTCTAGAGAATTTGGTGTAGTCACCACCAATGAACTCCATAAGTCCTAAGAAGTTTTTATTAGCATTTTCTATTAATCGCTTATTGGTATCTATAATGCCTGCTCGTATATCGTACTGAGAAATTCTCACTGTGTTTAAAGGCCCTGTCAATTTCCAAAGAATATCTACCACTTGATAATAGGATACATCGTAGTTTACGGTACCGTTTATAAAAGCAGTGTACTCTTGAGGAGATATCTCCATCACAAAACCCTTGCTATTTATTTTCTTAATAAAATATCTTATAATATAACCTTTGGTGTAATCTGACTCTAAAGGTTGTGGATAATAGGTTTGTGGTTCACTATTATTTAAAACGTTTTGTAAATTGAAAGAATTCTCTGCGAAAGTATTTCTAACTTTATTAGTTAATTTTTGAGTTCTTAAAAAAGGACTATTGCTATATAACTTAATTGGCTTTAAAAGTTGATTTTTTCCATTTATTGGATCGCTTCCTGTATAAGCTTCACCATTGTACGTTTCATAAAAAGGACCAGAGTAAGGAGTTCCGTCTAAAGTATACTCCTCGCCTTGAGTTCTTAAGTTAGTTTTTATTGCAAAAGATGGGTAATACCTTATCATAATTATAATCTATTTGATACGTGAACGTGAGTATCGTGATTTGGATACGGGAAAGTTAAAACTGATCTTGGATTCGTGCTCTCTACATTTTTAATATATAATTTGGCTATCAATTGATCGACAAATGCATCAACAAGACCTGTAGTTCTTGGTCCCACACTTTCGCCATTTATTATTGCTATGTCTACTGCTTTCCCTTCAGGGTGTCTACTTGGTTTTGAGTTTGAGTGCTTATCTACAGCTGTTGTGATTACCACTATAACGCCCGCTGAAGATGCTGCTGAATTAATATCAGCAAGTAAATTTGCGCTTATTTTTTTGTCTAAATAATCTTGGTATACATTTCCTAAATTTCCTGTTCCAAATAATATATTAGAATATTCATTAACTTTCTGAGAAGGATATCCTATAGCGTTTGGAATTCCTGCTGGTTTATCGCTTTCTATTTTACCGTTTAATAGGTCTGTTTTTGCTTCTATTGCTGACTGTCTTACTTCTAGTACTGATCCAAAATCCTTAGGTCCATTTTTTAAATAATTCATTTGTGTCCTTACGCTCGTGATCCACTGATTATTTTCAAATGTTTGAGATAATCCTACAACTGCGAATCCTACACTAGAAAAAGGACTGTCTTTTATTTTTTTCAAATAGTTCGTTGGTAAAAATCTATCATTAATCGTAAATAGTTGAGTCATTTGAATTCCTGAGATGCCTTCCATTGATAGATTTAAAGAAATAGGTATTATTGCTGAGGCGAATGATCCTAATTCTTTGTTTTTAACTATACTCATTTTTTGAATGTAGTAGTTAGTAGCAGATCCTACTGTATTCGTTGAAAATGTATTGTAGAATGTATAAATAGATTTAACGTGACTATCGAATTTAATTGCAGCTTCTATTTGCGCTGTGTTTTCGCTATCTCTCTTTTCTGTTCCTATTTGTTGGATGTCTAAACTAGATCTAACGTATCTATCTTTAAAATCGGTGTTTAAATATCCAAAAGAACTTGCGTCCGTAGACAAAGATACTTGTTTTTTTACACTAGAATTAGCTGATATTGCCAACATGCTACTTAACTTATTACTTATATTTGTTCTTAATTCTACAGATCTAGCTATGGAATTTTTACCAAATATAGGTAATTCAGAACTGTTGCTATTAGTAGCGTATACATGAAAAGATTTTTCGTTTTTTTCCGTAGGAGCTTGTTGGTCGTCTACTATAACAAAACAATTAGATGGATCGTGGTAAGACAATCTAAACATATTAAAATTACCCAAAGATTTATTTAGATCCAATAAAATTGTTTCTAGTAGTTCTTTTAAATATACGCTATTAGTTCCATCCGCATAACTAAATCTATTGACTATTTCAGCGGCATAATTTACGTTAACTAGCGCATACATCAATCGACCTTGATAAGCACCAGTATTAGTGGTATAATATCTAAAATCAGGTATTTTTTTGATTATGAAATCTTCTCCATTATCTGGTCTGAATACGGTATAATCTTTACCTTTTATCTTTCCGGTTTTTTTATCTAAAATTTCGTCGTCAAAAAGATCATAATAGTCTGAATTGTTACCTTGAAAAGGAATTATAAATTTAGTTATATCCGTAGAAAACTGTTTAGCGTTGCTTAAACAAAAATTTGTATCAGGATTATAGTCAGAATATATTAATGGAGTGGGATTTTCGTTAGCATCATCAGTATCATAGAGTAAACAGATATTGTTTATCATCATAATAAGTAGGCCTAAAGGTATATAAACTGGGTGTTGTGCAGATAAGCCTTTTTCTATCTCTGTATTTATTTGATAAGGCAACACATAAGATTTAAAAAAATCTTTATAGTTCACCAAAGGTATAAGAGACGGAGGCGTACCGGATAGTAAGTTATGATTAAAGCCGTATTTAGCTTGATAAAAAAATCTTGTAGATTTATTTTGAACTTTATTGTACTCTTCGTCTGGTACTGGAATATTTTGCTCGGAAATTAACTTGTTTAAAATTCCTTTGAAGACCCCTTCACTAAATAGATCCGATAAAAAACCATCTTTATAATCGCTATCCTTTTTAGTTAGGTCTACAGTAACGGGAGTTTTAGTTGTATCTATATTTTTAGCTTGACTTAATGATCTCATCTCTATAGATTTGAGCATTATTTCT